TTATTGAAGATGACAAACTTATCTTCAATGACTACGAAATTATATCAGAACTTACCACGTTCATTCAGAAGAAGCAATCCTTTGAAGCTGATGAAGGATTCCATGATGACTTGGTAATGTGTATGGTAATCTTTGCTTGGTTAGTCCAACAAGATTACTTCAAAGAACTTACTGATAACGATGTTCGTAAACGTATCTACGATGAACAAAAGAATCAGATCGAACAAGACATGGCACCATTCGGATTTATTACCACAGGTCTAGAAGGTGATGAAGGATTTGTAGAAGATGGATCTCATTGGGAGTATGGTGATACACAGGAAGATGTATCATACATGTGGAGTATCTAATGAACGTAGAAGATATGTTCGATCTAGGTACTGTTCTTTTCCAACAAAGAAAGTGTAGAGCTTGTGGAAAAACTAAAGATTTAACTACAGATTTCTATAGGTCTAGACCAGACAGGACATCTTTGTCTGCGTGGTCCTATGAATGTAAGGACTGTACCAAACAAAGAGTAGCGAACAAAAGAAGAAAATATAAGGAAGATATCTATCCAGACTGGTAAAGGGTTCGTGCATTGTTTCCCCACTTGAACTTTCCAAAAATCTAAATACCTATAGATCAAATTTGGTTACTCAAGGAGAAAATACATGGCAAGTCAAGTCTCGCCTGGAATTAGATTAAGAGAGCGTGACCTATCTAATGCTGTTGTCGTAGGTGCATCGGAGATTACCGCTGCTCACGCATCAACTTTCCGTAAAGGTCCGATCGGAAAGGTAGTGAATATTTCATCACAGAAAGAATTAATTTCAGTTTTCGGTGCTCCCACCGACGCAAACGCCGAGGACTTTTTCGTAGCATCGGAATTCCTAGGATACGGCGGTCGCCTAGCAGTCGTTCGTGCTGCTACTGGCGTAAATAGTGCATCCGTAGCTGGCGGCACAGTTGTAGTCAAGAATGACGATGACTGGGCAGCAGGTAATGGTGCAGGCAACATGCTAGTTGCAAGAACACCTGGTACATATGGCAACGCACTTAAAATTGTTACTGTTGACCGTGGTGCTGATCAGCTGGCAACATTGACCGCAGCACCTGCAGGACTCGCTGTTGGTGATACAGTCACGTTCACTGGTGGTAAGAAAGCAGTCGTATACGGATGGGATGCTGGAACACTTACTGCTTCACTAATTCTGGATGATCCTAACACCAGACTAACAACTGCTGATAGCATCGACACACCTGATACTGGTGTTGTTTCAGGTCTTACTGCAGTCACCGCTGGTGGTACTCTTTATGAGACCGCATCTGCTGTTGCAACATCTGGTGGATCTGGTACTGGACTTACCCTAGACCTCACAGTTTCTGCAGGTCTTCCTCTAACACTAAATGGTGGTGCTGGTGGTTCTTCCTACGTTACAGCAACTGCTCAAGCAACCACAACTAATGGTACTGGTAGTGGACTCACTGTTGATATCACAGCTGCTGGCGGTTCTATCGTTTCTCTCGCAATCAATGCCCCAGGTAGTGGTTATGCAGTAGGAGACACGATCACCGTTGCTGGTGGTGGTAACGACGGTGGCGGTTCTATCGCTACTGTACGTGGTGGCGTTACTAGCGTTGCCGTAGCAGCAGGTGGATCTGGATACGTTAGTGGCGATACAATCACAATTGCTGGCGGTGGCGCAGACGCAACCGTCGATATTGCATCCGTAACTGATACTGCAATCACAATCACTACAGTCAAAGATTGGTACACCAACACTCTAATCCCTGGCACAAGTCTAACACTTGGTGCTATCGGTCCTCGTCCTGGTACTTCCCAGTTCGCTGCTGACAGAGGTGTTTCTTTTGACGAAATGCACTTCGCAGTTATTGATGCTGATGGATCAATTTCTGGCGCAGCAAATACTGTACTAGAAAGAGTTCTGTTTGTTTCCAAACTGTCTGACGGTAGAAACACTGAAGGCGCTGCTAACTTCTACAGAGATGTAATCGAACAGCAATCAAGCTTCTTCTTTAACGGCACAGTAATTCCTGCTGGAACACAACCTGCATCTGCTGGTGGTGGTACTTCACTAGATCAACCTTCTGCATCTTCTGCTGGCAAGTTGCTCCTAGTTGGCGCAAAAGCATGGACCCTAACTGGTGGTGCTGACGACTACGTATACACCCCTGCTGAAATTGAAGCAGCATTTGATGAGTTCTCTGATACAGAACTAGTTCCTAACCTGAACTTTGTTCTAATGGGTGGTTCGCTCGCTACCGAAACTGACACCAAAGCAAAAGCAAATAAGGTTATCAGTATCGCAGCAGCAAGAAAGGATTGCATCGCATTCGTTTCTCCACACAAAGGCAACCAAGTTGGAACTGCTGGCGCACTAACTGCGATCCAGCAAAGAGAGAACACTCTCAACTTCTTTAACGGCATGACTTCTACGTCATACGCTGTATTTGATAGCGGTTACAAGTATTTCTACGACCGCTTCAATGACAAGTATCGCTACATTCCTTGCAATGGCGATATCGCTGGTCTGTGTGTTGCTACTAGTAGCCTCCTCGATGACTGGTATTCCCCTGCTGGTGTCAACAGAGGTTCCCTCCGTAACGCTATCAAACTAGCATACAATCCAAGCAAGGCAGACAGAGACGAACTTTATCAGTCCAGAGTCAACCCTGTTGTTGTATTCCCTGGTAGTGGCGTCACTCTGTTTGGCGACAAGACTGCACTTGCATCACCTTCTTCCTTCGATCGTATTAACGTTCGTCGCCTCTTCCTCAATGTTGAGAAGAGAATTGGAGATCTTGCCAAGACAGTTCTATTTGAGCAAAACGATGCGACAACCCGTTCTTCATTCCTAGCAGCTGCAAGCAGCTACATGTCCGAAGTTCAGGCACGTCGTGGCGTAACTGATTTCCTCGTGGTATGTGATGAGTCCAATAACACCCCTGACGTAATTGATCGTAACGAGTTTGTTGCAGAACTATTCCTGAAACCAACTCGCTCTATTAACTACATCACAGTTACATTCACAGCAACGAAGACTGGCGTCTCGTTCTCTGAAGTAGTCGGTTCCTGATCAAATATCCATAGAGGCAAAAACAATGGCTGGTATTAATTCTTTTATTTCAAAAATTGGTGAAGGCGTCAAGCCTAATATGTTTATGGTGAAGATTCCTTTCCCAGGTGGACAGGAAGATGCAGATGTAAATCTACTCTGCAAATCCACAGCACTCCCAGCATCTAACCTGGGAGTGATTGAGGTTCCTTTCAGAGGAAGAACAGTTAAGATCGTTGGTGATCGTACATTCGACACCTGGTCTGCAACCTTCTTCAATGATAAGGAAATGAAGATCCGTGGTAAGTTTGAGACTTGGTTGGCTTCGATGAACGCTCACGAAGCTAACAATGCACCTCTCTTCACACCTAGTGAAGCAGATCCTGGTTACATGAAGAAGATGATTGTCCAACAATTGAGAAAGGACAGCAACCCAACCAATGACGATGGTACTGGCGCAACAATTCTTCGCCAGTATGACCTCCACTATGCATTCCCAACTAGCATCTCCCAGATCGATCTTGCTTATGACAGCAACGATCAGATTGAAGAGTTCACAGTTGAGTTCCAGTATTCTTACTGGACAGCAACGTCTGGAGAGAAAGCGTTCAGTTCAGATGTAAAGGGATGATTTTCTGACCTGATAAATAGTATTATCAGGTAATCAGATCGATTAATTATGAGTCAACTATTTGGTTTTTTAATCAAAGACGGCGGGGGGAATAAGGGACAATCCCCTGTTCCCCCTAATAGTGATGACAGCGTAGCCACCGTAGCAGGTGGTTATTTTGGTACATATGTAGATGTTGAAGGCGTCTCCAAGAATGAGTATGAACTACTCAAGCGATATAGAGACATGTCGCTACACCCAGAGGTAGACACCGCAATCGATGAAATTGTAAACGAGTTTGTTGTCAGTGATGCTGACGATGCACCCGTTGAAATTGAATTGTCAAATTTAGGTATGGGTGCAGGGGTCAAGAAGAAGATCCGTGATGAGTTCGATCACATCTTAAAGATGCTGAATTTTGACAAGAACGCTCACCAGATTATTCGGAATTGGTATGTGGATGGTAGGGTATATTACCACAAGGTCATTGATCTTGAAAACCCAAAGCAAGGAATTTTAGAACTACGAAACATTGATGCAGTCAAGATTCGTAAAGTTCGTCAAAAGATTGTTAATCCAGAAGTAGCAGCAAATCCTCAAGCAGTCAAAGGTACTGCACTTGCATATGACTGGGGTGATTATGTAGAGTATTACATTTATCAACCAAAGGGTTTCTCTGGTTCGATGACGATGCCACACAATAGTGCATCAGATTTCTCAACCAATAATGGAATCAAGATTGCTTCAGACTCTATCGCCACAGTAAACTCTGGCGTTATGGATCTTAACAAGAAGTACAGTCTGTCCTTCTTGCATAAAGCAATCAAGTCTCTCAATCAACTCCGCATGATTGAAGATAGTCTAGTTATTTACAGACTATCAAGAGCACCAGAACGTAGAATCTTTTATATTGACGTTGGTAATCTCCCCAAAGTTAAAGCGGAGCAGTACCTACGTGATGTCATGGCACGTTATCGTAACAAGCTTGTATACGATGCTAGCACTGGCGAGATTCGTGACGACAAAAAGCATATGAGTATGCTTGAGGATTTCTGGTTGCCCCGTCGTGAAGGCGGTCGTGGTACAGAAATCACAACTCTACCTGGTGGTCAGAACCTAGGCGAGCTTAAGGACGTTGAGTATTTTAGAAAGAAACTATACAACTCTCTGAATCTCCCACCCTCTCGTCTCACTGACGACAACAAAGCATTCAACCTTGGTAAGTCTACAGAGATCCTACGCGATGAACTGAAATTTAGTAAGTTCATTGGTCGTCTCCGTAAACGTTTCTCTCGTTTGTTCCATGACATTCTTAAGACTCAACTGATTCTCAAGGGCGTTATCGCTCCTGAAGATTGGGAGGACATGGAAGAGCATATTCAATATGACTTCCTGTTTGACAATCACTTCAATGAGTTGAAGAAACAGGAGATGATGATGCAACGCATCACTCTCGTTACACAAATGGATCCTTTCGTTGGTAAGTATTTCTCCACAGAATACATCCGTCGTCAGGTTCTCATGCAGACCGAGAAGGAATACAAAGAAATCGATAAGCAGATGCGTGTTGATATTGACAGCGGTATGGTAATTGACCCTGTTGATGTTACATCTATGGATATGATGGATCGTCAAAACGATGCTTTCAAACCTGAACTAGATGCACAGTCTGCGGAAGACGATGCTACTAGAGAACTAGACAAGGCAAAGGAAATGGAGAAGCTAAAACCTGCTGCTTCGCCTGCAAAACCTAAAGCTGATAAATAAAATATAACTCTTGATTATAATATGGACACACCATTAGAGTCTGAACTCGTTGACATTGTTGATTTGATTGCTGACAAGAAGCGTGGCGATGCGTTAGATAAGATTAACGATTATCTATACGGCAAAGCACAAGACGTTATTGATCAGTACAAGCAAAGTGTAGCATCTAGCTACTTTGATGAACCTACAGATACTCCAGAAGAATGAAACTCATTACAGAAAACATTGAGGAGGTCAAACTTTTGACCGAAGAAAAAGACGGTCAAAAGTGTCTCTACATTGAGGGTGTATTCCTCCAATCGGAAGTAAGAAACCGTAACGGAAGAGTATATCCATTTTCTGTTCTGGAAAAAGAAGTAGGTCGTTATAATGAAGAGTACGTATCGAAAGGTCGTGCGCTAGGAGAATTAGGTCACCCCGATGGTCCTACTGTAAACCTTGATCGTGTATCCCACAGGATCACAACACTCAAGGCTGAAGGTAATAACTTCGTGGGCAAGGCAAGAATTCTTGACACACCAATGGGCAACATTGCCAAATCTCTCCTTGGTGAGGGTGTGAAACTTGGTGTTTCTTCTCGCGGCATGGGTAGCATTGATAAGCGTGAAGACGCTAATTATGTTATGGATGACTTTATGCTTGCGACTGCTGCTGATATCGTAGCAGATCCTTCTGCCCCTGATGCATTTGTAAACGGCATCATGGAAGGAAAGGAGTGGGTATGGGACAACGGTCTCCTAAAAGAGAAAACAGTTGCTAAATACCAGGGATACATTAGTGAATCATCCAAGAAAGATTTGGAAGCGAGGACTCTAAAAGTCTTTGAACACTTCCTGTCAAATCTCTAACTTAATAAATAATCATAGAAATAGCTATAGAAATTCAAGGGGAAACTCACATGTCAGATATGTTAAAGGAAAAATTTGAGGAGTTTGTAACTGAATCAGGTCTAGTTGTTGAAGCTGGCGATCCAATGCCAACAGTATCTGCAGCAGTTATTCCTGGTGGTGGCGGTTACGAAGCGTCTAGTCAGTCCAAGACCGAAGTCAACTCCAAAGCTGGAGCTGGCGAAGGTAAGGCTACTGTAGGCACCGACGCTGTTAACGGTTACGGAGCTCAACAGTCAGTCACCGATAACGGTGGTCCACGTCCAGACGGAAACGATGAGGGCGAGGATAATCCTGGTGCTAAAGCATCTGCCCCTGTTGGTGCTAAAGGCGCACAGAGCGATGGTACTGCACAGACCTCTAGCATCAACGATGCTGGCGACCAGGGCAAGACTGTTACCGTTGGTGCTGATGTAGCATATGCAACCAGCACTGGTCCTGATGTAACATATCCCATCAAGCCTTCCTTTGAATCCCTTGACATGAGTGCAGATGTTGCAGCACTCACCGAAGGAACAGAACTCACTGAAGAGTTCAAAGAAAAAGCAACAACAATTTTTGAAGCAGCAGTCAAATCCAAACTATCTGAAGAGTGGGCAAAACTCGAAGAGCAGTTTGAGACTCGTGTCTCCGAGCAAGTAACATCTGTTAAGGCAGAACTTGCAGAAGAGGTAGGTGGTACTATCAAGTACGCCATTCAAACATGGTTGGAAGAGAACCAAGTATCCATCGATCGTGGTATTCGTAACGAAATTACTGAAGACTTCATCGCTGGACTCAAGAATCTCTTCCAAGAACACTACATTAATATTCCCGATGACAAAGTTGATGTTGTCGAAGGAATGACTGAAGATATTCGTAAGATGGAAGACAGCCTCAACGAACAGATTGAGCGCAACGTGAAACTTCAAGGTCGTCTAGATGAGTCTGCAAAAACTGTAATTCTGAACATCGTTTCAGAAGGTTTGGTAGACACTCAAAAAGACAAGTTGGCATCTCTAGCAGAAGGCGTAGAGTTTGAGTCGGAAGAGAAGTTTGCAGAGAAGGTTAAGACCCTCCGCGAATCATACTTCCCAGCAAACCCTGCTACACCTGCAGCAGAAGCTACTGATGAAGCACCAGTTGAAGGCGGAGAAGTAACCCCAGCAATGGCGGCATACCTCAATGCTATCAGTCGCTGGAACTCATAATAATTTAACTCCCTAATCCAATAAAGAAAATGTTTAACGCAGAACATCTTCAGGAAAAGTGGGCACCTGTTCTTGGTCACGAAGGCTCCTCGCCTATCGATAACCGTTACAAGAAAGCTGTCACATCTGTCCTCCTGGAGAACCAAGAAAGATTTATGCGCGAAGAGCGCGGTATGCTAAACGAAGTTGCAGTTAACAGCCTTGGCGCTGGTACTGTTTCTCCTTCTGGCAGCGCACTCGGCAACGCTAACACCGCTGGTCTTGCAGGTTTCGACCCTGTACTTATCAGCCTCGTCCGTCGTGCAATGCCTAACCTAATGGCATATGACGTTTGTGGCGTCCAACCAATGAGCGGTCCTACTGGACTAATCTTCGCAATGCGCTCACGCTACGAGAACCAAGGCGGCGAAGAAGCCTTGTTCAACGAGCCTGACAGTGCATTCTCCACAGCACATGACGCAACAGCTGGTGCTTATACACCTAGAACTGGCGCTGGTGTCGGTGGCGATTCAGAGGGTAACAACCCTGCACTTCTTAACGACTCCTCACCTGGAACCTACGAAGTAGGTCGTGGCATGAGCCGTGAGAACTTGGAGAAGATGGGCGAAGCTTCCCGTCTGTTCCGTGAGATGTCATTCAGCATTGAGAAGACTTCTGTGACTGCAAAGTCCAGAGCTTTGAAAGCAGAATACACCTTGGAACTAGCACAAGACCTCAAGGCTATTCATGGTCTAGATGCAGAGCAAGAACTTGCTAACATCTTGTCCAGTGAAGTCCTTGCAGAAATCAACCGTGAAGTTGTACGTACAGTATATCAGGTTGCTAAAGTCGGTGCTCAAAACAACGTTGCTAACGCAGGTATCTTTGACCTAGACGTTGACTCCAACGGCAGATGGTCAGTTGAGAAGTTCAAAGGACTTCTATTCCAGATTGAGCGCGATGCTAACGCAATTGCTCAAGAGACTCGTCGTGGCAAAGGCAACTTCCTCATCTGTTCTGCAGACGTTGCAAGTGCCCTAGCAATGGCAGGCGTCCTTGACTACTCCTCTGGTCTAACTGGTGCTGGTGGTCCTTCCATCGGTGATGTTGATGACACTGGCAACCTTTCGGTTGGCACAATCAACGGTCGCATCAAGGTCTACGTCGATCCTTATGCTGCTAACCTTTCCGACAAGCACTACTACGTCATCGGATACAAAGGTACTAGCCCTTATGACGCAGGACTATTCTACTGTCCTTACGTTCCCCTCCAAATGGTTCGCTCGATCGACCCTGACACCTTCCAACCAAAAATTGGTTTCAAGACTCGTTACGGCATGGTCAGCAATCCTTTCGTCACCACCAACGGAACCTACAATGGTACTCCAGATGGCGAAACACTTTCGGCAAACGCCAACATGTACTACAGAAGAGTACAAGTTATCAACCTCATGTGATTCATCACCAGGTTTCTTACAGACCTCCCTTCAAGGGGGGTCTTTTTTTGTCTAAATAATTAAAGACTATACCATGGGGTTATTATGCCATCCCTAGATGAGGCAGCTGCGAAAAGAGAACAAGCAGCAGCACAGAAAGAACAGAATAAACCAAAACAAATCGAAAAAGTTACCGAGCAAGTACCGAGCAAGTCACCAGTCAAAACGATTGCGTTGACACTAGGTGGACTCTTTGCCTTGGCACACATTGGTTTGTTAGGTTATGTAATTCACAGACCAGAAAAACCACAAGTTCCACAAGTACCTACAATCAATATCCCTCGTGGAGATTATTCGTCATACAGAATTAAAGCTGGTAAGGATGGATATGAGATTGAGTATCGTGCAAACGATCCTAAAGTTCTAGAGTCACAAAAAGCATTAGACCTCAATAAAAGTAAGAAAGGATTTTTTGGTGGTCAGCAAGTTGAAATGCGCCGCGAGTTCCGTCGTGATCAATTCACTATGGAAGGCACCCGTAATATGGGGGTAGGAGGCGCTGTAGACGGCGAGGGAAAGTTGACTGCCCGAGAAGAAGAGTGTTTAGTGGCGGACGCTGGCGCACGGTCCCAGGGTGCAATGGCAGGTAGTGCTATCGCTGCTGGTGTTGCTGTTCCTGCTGCTATGAGTATTCCATATGTAGGATGGTTGGCTGGTGGATGGGCTCTACTCCTCGGTCAAAAAGCAGGTTCCAGTCTAGGTTCTACCGTAGGTACAGTCTTTAATGACTGCTAAATAGTAGTGCTTGGGATGCTGACATGTCTGCTGATTGGTACAAAAAATTACCGCAAAACAGAAATTTCTTAACACCTACAGGGTTTAAATTTACCCTAGAAAGATTTGGTGGTGTTGATTTTTTCTGTCAATCAGCTAGTATTCCAGATGTTTCTATGCCAACTATTGAAGTGGCAACACCCTTTAGAGGTGTACCCATTATTC